CCGTCTCGTCGGTTTTTTCAACTCCTTCAGAGTTTTCCACAGAGTTATCCACATTGTTGATAACTTTTTTTCGAGATTTAACTTCGTTAATCTCATTTTTATACAACTCCGCCAATTCTTGGCGTTCAGCTAAATCTAATGTACGAGGATCTGGTAAATCATCTTCCTCATCATAATAAATATCAGTTCTGCCTCCAATAGGCAAACCTCTAGAATACCTCTGTAAAATAGTTCGAATAGACATAGTTTGATCAGGTACTGTCAAACTTGGAGTTAATATCTTACGATAATTTTTCTCAAATTCGTTTGCATTTAAAGAATTTTTAACTTTCATAATTTTTCCAATTTATCTCTCCCTAACTGGGAGTCATTATACATTTTTCTAAATAATTGTTCTACACGTTCAGAATATACTTTGCCATGTAGATCACCAAATTCATCAACCAAAGATTGATATTCTTCTTCAAACTTTTCGGGCATTATTTTTTTAAAATGCCTATTAATAGTAAGCTTCTGAGTTTCACTATATATTTTATCTTTATAATAACGAGGCATAGCAATTTTTTTACCCTCTTTAAGAGGAACATATAAACGATTTTCTAAATCATTAAAATGCCATCGTTTCATTTGTTCAGTAATATAATTAGCCCCTAAACCTTTAGACATTAAAGAAAACTCTTTTTGACGATCATCATTTTTATGCATAGGTATTTTACCTTGTTTCTGCATATATTTTAACGTATAACCTATAGAAGCATCAGTAACTTGCCCAATAAATATGCTACCAATAATAGAACGCCTACCACCAGCTTCATAATATGACCATGCTTTTTCAACTTTTTCAGGATCTGCATTAAATATAATTAAATGATAATGAGGGCGGTTTCTTTTACCGCCATATTCTCCACAAACATAATACTTAAGTTTTCTTTCGGAATCTTTCCGTAAACGTTTCATAAAAGTCTGGATGTCCCTTTTATTGAGAGTCATAAACCCATTCTTTGTAAGAGGTACGTATTTAGTATCATATGTCAATGTAACAAATAAAGCGGTTTCAGAAACCTCACCCTCTTTAATCAACCTAAAAGACCAACCCGATGTTCTCCGTTTCATGCAATTAGGACATTTACCGCAAGGTAGCGCCATCCATTCGCCAGTAATTTGATTCCTTTTAGGAAACGGAGTTAAACATCGAGAAGACATTAAATAGTAGGTGTACCGTACTTAGGCATTGGACGCACTGCCTTAATTTTATTTAACACATGACAATACAATTTTTGAGCATCTGGATCAGTAACTGCAAAGATACGCTCAGTCTCAGAAGGTACACACTCAATAAAATCTTGAGATAATGTAGGCTCAGCATCAAAAATTCTTCCTAAATGCCAGTAATCAAGTGAAGTACGGAAATCACCAGCCACACGAGAAGGCATGTACTTGTACTCAGCATAACGTGGTACATAACCAAATGTATCTTCTTTATTAGCAGTATAAGCATATAATTCTTGAACTTTAACTTCTTGCTCTCCAATATTAGCAAATGATGGCCAGAAATAATCTAAAGGATCTAAACGACTAAAAGCGCGAGGTACACCTTGTTGATAAGCAGTTTTAGGCATAACTGACATAATACCAATAATCCATCCATGCTCTTCACAATAATAAGAGCCTGACTTGCCAGAACTAACAGCAATACCATGACCTGCCATATTACCTTGAGGTAATTGATCTTGAGTACCTGAAGTATTTAATACTTCACTAATAACGACAGGAGTTTTTACGCCAGTAATATATTCAGGACGTTGTAAACGAGCATCAGAAGATTTTACACCAAAATGTGATAAAATACTTTCAATATAACGAGTACCACCACGAGCGTTTTTTTCTAACCATTCTTGCAAGCGATAAGCACGGCGCAAATCATTAATAGTTGTTGGCTCAACCTCTAAACCACCAGTAGCAGCAAATAAATCCGTACTAGTTGTTGTTGAATTACTACCTGGTACAAACACATTATTAGGTGTACCAGTTAATGTAGTACCTACAGGAGTAGATTGATCATAATAAATAGGAGCATTTTCAGAAATCTGACCTAAAGGAATATCTACAGCAGCGCCTTTTTGTGCAAAAGGTAACGAGCTCGTAAAATAATCGTGTTCCCAAGCACGATTGCGCAATACAACTTGCTCATTAATATGATCCCAAGTACCACCATTGTTATTACCATCTGACAATACAAAATCAATTGGAGCAATTAAATTTTGATCACGATAATACTCGTTATAAATACAATTATAAGCAGCAATAGGTAAAGCATTAATCTTAGTTGCACTACCACCAGAAGGCACAGGAGGAATGCCTAAATAATCAAGAAACTTAACCGATTCAGGGGCATTAGCATTCCAATCACTACCATAATAAAAATAGGGAGCTACAATAGTATCACCGGTACCAGATGGACCATTATTTGTGATAAATTTTTGCCAATTATCCCATAATATACGGTTAGGTACAAAGAAATAATGCATAGTAACATCCATACGATGCATAACTGGTGCAACCATGGGAGCAAATCTAATAATTGATTCACAACCCAATTCAAACTTATCACCAGGTACACAATCCAATGCAAGAATAGGAGTTAATTGTCCCATATTAGTGGACAATTTAACATCATGAGTAAGGTCAAAGAAATTTTTATTAGGTTTCTTTAACTGAATAGAATTAAAAATATTCTTAGCCATAATTATAAACGGATTCCACCGCGTGACATGTAATAAGTTCTTGAAACTTTACTTCTCTTGCCGTAACCTTTACGACCGTAGGACTTACGTCCTTTGTAACCTCTACGATTTCTCATTTTCGTTTTGTTTTAAGTGAAACATTGTTATTTGAAGTAATCCACAAATACTATCTAACCTGGAAGCAACCAGGGATTTTTGTTCGTCTTTTAATTCCATATTCTCTATAGTTTTAATAGACTCTTGAATAAACTCTATAAATTTTTCCATAATTATCTTTTTAATAAACCACCTATACCAGGTACTAAACCTAATAATTTTTGAATCATATTAACAATCATAACAGATTGTTGATTATTAACTTCAAACTCTTTTAACTTTTTTTCAAAATCTTGTAAATCACCAGTTTTAATTAAATTTTGAACTTCTTGAGATACTTTAATTTTTTGCTCATTAGTTAAATTAGTACTTGCTAAAGTCTGTTGTATATTAGCTTTAGCTTGTTTCAATTGTTCAGGAAACAATTGACGATTTTGTTGGTCTTGAGCTTGATTTTTTAATAATTGATTAGATAACTGAGCTTCAAGATTTTGAGATACATAAGGTAACTCTTTTTGTAACTTTTCATTAGTAACGGCTTTAATTAAAGCCTCTTTCATAGTTGCATCAGCTTGAGCTTTTACCAAATCGATTTGAGCAGTTTTAAGCTGAGTATCATAATATTGGCCAATAGCCATATTAGCGGTACTGCCAAGATCAGTTTGAGGAGCAGACGGATTGTACGACTGAGGACTAGAACTACGAACGACAGGAGAATTAGACATCTGACCATAAATAAGATTAGGATTAAGACCTGCTTCCTTAAAGCGGATCATTTGTTCTTTTGGACTATTATACTGATTCTGCATATTCCAATCAGCAAGAGCATCAGCTCGTTGCTTCTCATACATCTCTCTAGAATATGATAATTGAGATTGATTAGTAGCGGATTGAGAACCCGCATTTATAGCCTGACCAGCAATACTGGCACCAGCGGCTATCAAAGGTAAAACTAGTGGACCCATAGTTTTTTTTGTTTTTTTGTTTTTTTTGACACATTAAAAGTAGTGTTTTTATTTCGTTTTTAACTACACTACGTTCCGTTCTTTACTCAAATATAACACTTTTTTTTAAATTAGTGTCAATTAGCACTAATATATCAAGATGTATTAGTGCATATCGCCCCTCATCGGGGCTTTTGACGGACAGAATCCAGGGCAAAGCCCTTACGATTCCGTCTCGTCGGTTTTTTCAACTCCTTCAGAGTTTTCCACAGAGTTATCCACATTGTTGATAACTTTTTTTCGAGATTTAACTTCGTTAATCTCATTTTTATACAACTCCGCCAATTCTTG